AAGCAGGCCGCCGGGGCGACCGTCGTTGAGTAGGAAGTTGCGGTTGTAGAACTTCGACAGGTTCTCGATCTCGATCGCAATACCTGCTGACTCCATCGGGGTCAGCGACAGGTAGGGGTCGAGGGGGTGTGGGTGACGGAACCACAGAACATCTTCCGGTTTGACGTACTCAAAGCCACCACCGGGCATACGAACTTCGAATGACTTGACAAAGTTCTTAGGATCAGGCACCGGACTGGTGTGCTGTGGTGGCAACAAGTTGAGGGCAACCACTTGACCGCCCTTGCCGCGAATCATCTCAACGAACGCCCCACGAGTCGACATCAGCAACTGAGAAGACAACCGATAACGGAACACAAATGCGTCCTCACCGGGATTGGAACGAGAGTTGAGTAATTGCAGCACGTCATCGTCATTGACGATCGGGCCGTGCGGCGAGTTGTGGCCGTGACCGATGACAGGAAGGCGGGCTTGGTTGCCCGCAATGGCGTCGATGCAGCGGTACACCCACGTGACTCGCTTCATGCCATCTCGGTAGGCGCGTTCGATGTCCCATCCATCCGAGTAGCCGCGACCGGTCATCGTCGATGGGTTGTTCGAGACCGGCGCACCAAACGGAATGGCTTTCTCGAACTGTCCCCCGAGTGCCTTGTTAGCCCTGTTCCACGCCATTACTCAGCCCCGAGAAGATAGCCGACGACAGCAGACGCAATACCGAGGGCAAGAAAACCCGCCCCAAGCGACCACAGCAAAGTTGCGCCAATACCTGTCGACAAAATGAAAATTGTCATCAGTATGTTAGCGACAAGGCCACGTGCGTCGAAGAAACGCTGTTCAGTGTCTGGCGTAGGCAAGTCTGTCACACGAACCACATTACACGTATGGCGTATGCTGGTCACTCATGAGCGCATTGGGAGTCACATCGTGAGCGATGAGAAGGATTGGGGGGCAATCCTTGACTACCTCAAGCCGAAGCGTCCCCTGTACATCCCCGAAGAGCCGTCGGTCCAGCAACAGGTGTTCCTGCGGACCAACTCGATCGAGGCACTCTTCGGTGGCGCGGCGGGCGGCGGCAAGTCATCCGCTCTGCTGATGGCGGCCCTTCAGTACGTCGACGTTCCCGGCTACAACGCCATGCTGTTCCGTCGCACGTTCGCCGACCTCTCGTTGCCCGAAGCCCTCATGGACCGTTTTCAGAAATGGATCGCCCCCTATGACGAAATCAAGTGGAACGGCACTTCGTATACAGCAACGTTTCCCTCCGGTGCTCGCGTTTCGTTCGGTTATCTGAACAACAAAGAGGACTACCTCCGCTACAAGGGTGCCGAGTTTCAGTTCATCGGCATGGACGAAGTCACCGAGATTCGAGAATCGGACTACCGATACATGTTCTCTCGCTTGCGTCGCCCGTCGTCGGGTCCGCTGTCACGGGTGCCGCTTCGTATGCGGGCAGCCACCAACCCTGCCCCCAACTGGGTTCGTCAACGATTCATCGTTGAAGGACGGGAGCACGGGCGGATCTTCGTCCCGTCCAAGTTGACCGACAACCCCGGCGTCGATGCCGCCTCGTACCGGCAGGCGTTGGCGCAACTTGATCCGATTGAGCGTCGTCGACTCGAAGAGGGCGATTGGTGGGCCACCTCGTTTGGTTCTATGTTTCCGCGCGAGAACTGGATCGTCATTGATCCGATGGACGTTCCACCGCTCGGTGAGCGAACAGCGCGGGCGGTTCGATTTTGGGACTTGGCGGCAACTGAGCCGTCGGGCGCAAACCCCGACCCGGACTGGACGGTCGGCACCCTGATCTTGTTTGATCAGGGCATTTCTTACGTGCTTGACGTCAAACGTGTTCGCCAGCGGGCTGATCGAGTAGAACAACTGATCGCTCAAACAGCGATGGAGGACGGGTTCGCTGTTGCCGTCCGTTTTGAACAGGAACCCGGTTCGGCAGGTAAAGCACTCATTGATCAGTACGCCCGCTACATCCTGCCCGGTTTTGATGTACAGGGAGTTCGTTCCACTGGCGACAAGGTCAGCCGGGCGCGACCTTTTGCGAGCGCCGTTATCAACGGCAACGTGAGGGTTGTGGCTGCGTCGTGGTTGACGGACTGGCTGGATGAGTTCTCGTCTTTCCCCGAAGCCAGTCCTCACGATGACCAAGTTGACTCTGCTGTGGGTGCGTTCACTTTCCTCACAGGACTTGGACTTCCTCAACGCCAACGCGCTACACTGCTCCTCTAACTCTCATCGCGAGGTGAAACTGCTATGTTGCATAACGAAGAAATAGGCAAGCATTTGTTGAAGATCTACGATCTCGTGTCCGAAGCACTCGCTTCAGGAGAGATCGAGCAAGCAGCCGAGACACTCGTCGCCCTCGACGGAATCAAGCGCGAAATCGGCGAAATGCACGAATCGGCGAAGAACGCCCTCATTGAACGCATGGGCGAAACCGCCGAATACACCCACGAAGGGTTCGTCTTCGAGAAGAAGAGCGGCGCACCCCGCAAGACATGGGACCACCAGAGCCTCGGTCAAATCGTTGCTCAACGACTGATCGACCTCTCGATGGACATGGACACCGGCGAAATGACTCGCACCCCGGAACAGATCGCACGCGACATGTTGATCTATGCCGCGCCCTCCTACTGGCGCGTCACGGAACTCAACAAGATCGGCGTCAACGCAGACAACTACTGCGAAGTCGGCGAACCCAAGGCCAGCATCATCATCAGGAAGGCATCATGACTACTACCAATGACCTGTACGCCCGCCTCTCCGAGCCGTTTCCGGCCGAGATGGAAAAGACCCGTACAAAGGGCGGAACCAAACTGACCTACATTCCCGTCAGTGAGGTCATCACTCGCATGAACACCGTCATCGGTGTCGGCAACTGGGAACAAGAGGTCGTCAGCGTCTACCGCGACACTCTCGACCCCGACTTCATTGTCGCTCACGTTCGCGTCAACGCCCTTGTCGAAGGTCGCCTCGTGACGCGCGACGGATTGGGTGGCCAGACAGTGAAGCGCACCAAGGCTGGCGAGATCGTGGACCTCGGCGATGAGTTCAAGGGTGCCGTGTCCGACGCCTTCAAGAAGGCATGCCAGACGCTCGGTGTTGGCCTCTATCTCGCCCGCAGTGAAGAGGCGATGGAAGTCGAAGCGGCGCTGGCGGCCCCTCCGACGCCCGAGGTTGACCCAGAGTGCGTGGAGTTGTTTGCGACACTCAAGTCACACCTTGACCAGTTCACTCCGGCGACGAAGATCGCGATCAAGGACTGGTGGACGGCAACGTTCCCCGGCGAACGCCCGCCGAGCGCCTCGTCAACTCGTGAGCAACTGATCGAAGCCATCGCTTGGTGTGTTGGTCAGTCATTTGACGCAACCGAGGAACAGCGAGGCGCAGCGTGACATTGGGGGTTGCTGGGGAGGTTGCAGCACTTCCCCAGCACCTATCACCTTCGTCAATCGGAACATGGGAGCAATGCCCTCTTCGGTTCCGGTTCTCTCGCATTGATCGCATTCCTGAACCGGCAACAGAAGCCCAGTTGCTGGGCAGCATGACGCACGAAATTCTGGAGTTTCTGTATCGGGAGCCAGCAGAAAATCGGACGGTGGCTCGCGCTCGCCGCCTTGCCGCTCAACTGTGGGCGGACAAATGGGCCAAAGAGGTCGAGGTACTGAACCTCACCCCTGAGGACACTCATCGGTTCCGATGGAATGTCTGGTGGTGTGTTGACACCCTGTTCGCGATGGAAACCCCAAGTCAAGTCGAACTCGCCGGGATCGAGCATCCCGTGCGTACCCAGATCGGGGATGTTACCCTGTTGGGAATCATTGACCGATGGGAGGAAACTCCTACCGGCACAGTGAGGATCGGCGACTACAAGACCGGCAAGAAACCTCGTCCTCAGTATGAGGGAGAGAAGCGGTTCCAGTTGACCGTTTACAAGTCGTTAGTTGAGGACGTCCTCGATAAAGAAGTCACTCAAACTGAACTGCTGTACCTGAAAGACGGAATCCGGTGGGAATTCATACCCACCGCCAATGACGTAGTTCACATGAAGAGTACGGTGGTTCGCGTTTGGGATGAAATTACTACTGCCTGCACTACTGGTATATTCAATGCTCAACAGTCCGTCCTTTGTGGATGGTGTAGTTACAAGAATATGTGTCCAGCATGGCGGTGATTTAGTAGTGCTCAACGATGATGCGTTTGCTCGGCTTGTAGCCGAAGACGTCAAAAACAGGGTAACCAACTCCCAACGCGACTACCTTCGCCTGCCAGAAAACTGGGACAGGTGGCAGCGGGCGCTCAAAATCCTGCTCGGCAACCTCAACGACCAGTTGGCTGACATGGAATCGCGCGCCGAAATCGAAGTAGCGCGACTGGAACGACTCGGTGAAGAGGGCGTTCGCCTGATTGCTGAATACCAGACCAACCTCGAACAGCGTTCGCGCAAGATCACTCGTTTTCGGTTCTACGTCGAAACCCGTCTCGACGAGGTTGGTCGACTGATCACTATCGGCTCTGATGATGCGGCGGAACAGATTCGCGCCGTCGAGTTTTTCCGCAAAGCGATCGAACGTCATCAAGAAATGATTCAGGAAGGCGACCTCGACTACACCGGTGTCGACGAAGCCCTCTGGGCAACCCTTCGCGGAGAATGGCATTTCGACAACCCCGACATTCTTCGAGACTGAAGATGGCGCGCACCCGGTCGCCAATGATTATGAAGATCGGCGTGGCTACCACCGATTGGTCTTCCACCGTCACTGATCAGCGTGGATGGCCGGTGCCGGGTGGAGCCAATTGGATTCGTTTCAGTCAAAATCAGGGATTCACGAAGAATCACCTTGTCGTCGGCACACTTGTCTTCTTGAACGGAAAACTTGGAGTGCAAACGTTTGATCGTCAGATGCACTTCGATTGTGCTGTCATCATCCTTCAGCGCTACATGGACGAATGGGTGCCGAGCGCAATTGAAACTGCTCGTTCATTTGGGCAGATTGTCGTCAATGATGTTGATGACTGGTTTTGGGGATTGCACAAAGACAATCAAGCCGCCCTGATTGTTGATCCAAAACTCAACCCAAAATCAAACATTGACCATTACCGGAAATCGTTAGAAAACTCTACTGCCGTAACCACATCCACCCCATTTCTTCGTGATGCAATCGCTCAATGGGGCACAACAACTCACATGATCCAAAACAGTGTGACGGCTTGGCGGTTCACTCGCCGAGTCCACAAAGAGGGAACACCAATCATCGGTTGGTGCGGATCGACCGGACATCGTTCGGGTGATCTCGAAATTGTGGCTCCGGCGCTTCAACGGGTTTCGTCGAAGTTCAAATTTCATCACACGGGCAGTTTCTCTGGTCATCAGTCTTTTGCAAAAAAGACTGGTCTCAACCCTCGGTCAGTTTCTACTCTGCCGTTGCTTGCCCCACTTGAATACCCGTCTGGGTTCACTTTCGACATCGGCATTGTGCCACTCAGTGACGTGCCGTTCAATGCTGCCAAATCGTGGATCAAGGGAATTGAATACGCTGCGGCTGGGATTCCGTTCATTGCTAGCGACATGGACGAGTATCGGAGACTGCAAAACAAGTACGGCATTGGACGACTGGCATCGACCACTGAAGAATGGGTGACGCATTTCGAGGAACTTCTCGACCCTGCGGTTCGAACCAGAGAAGCCACACACGCTAGAAACGTCATTGACGAACATCTCGACGTCCGCTTCATGGCTCGCCAGTGGGATGAATTTGCATGGAGCCTGCTATGAGACATCGTTCTGCGAAGAAGGAGAAAGAGTACGAGGTTCGACGCCCGCTCGTCGCACGACTCCTCAGCGAACGATCGTGGTGTGAAGCCTGTCCGGTATTTGCTCAGCATGATGGCAGGGTGACGTACGTTCGTCGCCGATCTGTGGATGTTCACGAGAAAATCCGTCGCTCGCAGGGTGGTTCAATCTTGGATGAATCAAACCTGCTCTGCGTTTGCCGCGAATGTCATCGTCGAATCGGCAACCATCCGCAACTGGCGTTCGACCTTGGCTTGGCCGAACAGGGTTGGAAAAACCCAACATCCAATATTTACCGACCTGATGTGGAGTAAATCCAACATTTTGGTTCGAAAAGTTGCATTCGTTGAGAGTCTCGTGTATGTTTCATGTCGAGAACACCCAAAGGCGGCAGCCAGAGGGCAGATCATGGCCGAATAACCGATGCCGCCAAGCACGGTCGGTAAGGCGCATGTAGGTTCCGTACAACCCTGAGAGGCCGATTCGGTGACACAGGGACTGAGGGTCGCTCCCGAAGTCGGAACATCCGTCGCTCGGACTACATGGCAAGTCAGGCTTTTTGGAGCAAGCCACGCTTGGTACTGACATGAAGGGTACGGCAAGTCCCTTCTGATCAAGTTCTCACCCCGGAGCGGGGGTCACTGGGAAACCGGTGACCCCTCTTCCGTTTTTCCGGGCATCTCAACTCAAAACGCTGTCCTTGGAGACTTGCTGTTTACTAGACGAACGATGTAGTCTTGCAATGTGCCTACTGCTGTTGGTCTAGACCTATCTCTCACCTCAACGGGATACTCCTGCGGGAACGACCAGCGCATCATCTCGACCAAGGCCAAAGGGCCGCAGCGGCTGTACGAGATCTCGCAAGACCTCGCAGCATTGCTCGTCGAACTCGATCAGCCCGTGGTCATCATCGAGGGCTACTCCTTCGCCTCACGCAACTCACAAGCCCACGCGATCGGCGAACTCGGTGGCGTCGTCCGGTTGACGATGTGGAACCTCCGTATCCCATTCATCGACGTCCCTCCAACCTGTCGCGCCAAGTTCGCCACGGGCAAAGGCAACGCAGGCAAAGGCGAAGTCATGTCTGCCGTCTCGGCACGCACCGGCATCATCTGGGCGGGCGGCGGCGCTGACGATCTGTGTGACGCATGGCTGCTCGAAGAAATGGGTCGCGTGCAACTCGACACGGCCCGATTCACGTGGCCCGCCACGCATCTTGCCGCTCTCGACAAAGTCGATTGGGCGCCCCTTACACCTACTACGGAGAACAAATGAACGGATCCGGGCGTCGCGGCCCCATCTCACAGGTCGAAGTCGAAGAAGAAATCATCCGACTCCTGAACCTTCTCGAAGAAGAAACCGAAGTCTTCGAACGCCTCAGCGAGGACGCCGCCAAAAAGGAAGCCACCTTCAAAGCCGAATGGGCCAAGGCATACCTGTCGAACACTGGCTCCATCAAAGAACGCGAAGCATGGGCCGACTACCAGATGGCCGACCAATCAATGAACTACAAAATCGCCGAAGGACTCGTCAAGGCAAAACGAGAGAAGTTGTCGTCACTGCGCACCTCCATCGACGCCCTGCGCACCCTCAACGCCAACGTGCGCGCAATGGTCATGCCGTGAAGACCTCGATCGCCGTCTACGACGCCAAATGCTGCCGCACGTGGATCATGCCCGCCGAATGCTTCGACTACCCCGGAGGCGCGTGCAAGTACTGCGGCAACATCCCAATCCCGCTGGGCAACTTCCGTCGACTCCCCATGTACCCGCCCGAGCAATACATCACCAATCACTACAGGAACTATGAACAAGAACAAAGCCCCACAACCGACAGCAACAGCAACCCTCTCACTGAAGGTCACACCTGAGCCGGTCGGTAACCGTCGATCCCTCCTGCTGGAAGCAGCCGACCTTGTTGACGGTGACCGTAACGCACAGTACGGCGACCCCATCGGCGACTTCCGATGCACCGCCGACATGTGGGCTGCCTACATCCGTCGCAAGACCGGGATCCCCGCCAACTTCGCACTCGACCCCCACGACGTTGCAGCAATGATGGCGATGCTCAAGTTGAGCCGCATCGGCTGGTCCGCCCAGAAGCGTGACTCGTGGGCAGACCTTGCCGGTTACGCCGCATGTGGATTCGACTGCGCCGAACGGGAACACGCTCAATGACTGAACTCCCCGAGGACAAGTGGGATTGGGTGGGTTCCATCCTGACCGCCACCAACCTCACGTTCGACGTCGTCAACCCCGATCCGAACATGGTCAGCCTCAACGATGTGTCTCGGTCGATCTCCTTGATCTGTCGATACAACGGCCACATCCCATCGTTCTATTCGGTGGCAGAGCACTCGGTACGAGTGTCGTGGTGGCTGGAAGAAATGGGCTACGACACCGACACCGTGCTCACCGGTCTTCTGCACGATGCCGCAGAGGCATACGTCGGCGACATGGTGCGCCCACTGAAACGGCATCCCGAGTTGGGTGCCATCCATCAAGAGTTGGAAGAGAAGGTCGCAGCGTCAGTTCATGGCGCACTGGGCGGCATCTTCCCTCACCCGCAACCTGTTCACGACGCCGACCGGGCTATCTACGACTGGGAAGTCGAATACATCCGCACCGGACGAGAGACGGGCTGGGAACCCGACTACGCCCGAGCGATGTTCATCCACCGCTACGAGAACCTCATGGACAAGGTGATGGCATGACCGAAGATCACATGATTCACCCGAGCCTGATTGGTTTGAAGGTCGAAATCGACCAACTCGTTCCGTTGCCGAACAACCCGCGCACCGGCAACGTCGAAGCCATCATGGAGTCGTATGAACGATTCGGCCAACTGAAGCCGATCGTCGTACGAGCCACTGAAGACGGCTACCTGATGGTGATGAGCGGCAACCACCAGTTGGAAGCCGCCCGCCGTCTCGGCTGGACTCACATTGCCGTCACGGAGATGCAAGGCGACGACGCCGACGCCATCGCATTCGCCCTCGTCGACAACCGGTTCGGTGAACTCGGCTCGATCGACAAAGAGAAGTTGCACAGTCAACTGGTCGACGTCTACGAGTACTACCCAGACCTGTTCGAATCGGTGGGCTGGGACGACTTCGAGATCGCTTCGATGGAAACCTCCATCGAGGATTTCGGTGGCATCCCGTCAGGTCAGGCAGGCGGCTACATCCCGCCCGTGATCATCGACGATCCGACACCTCAGCGGACAGCGCCCACGATCGCTCCGATGACGGTCCTCAGCGACGACGAAGAAGGCGTCAAGTTCGTCGCACCTGCCGGAACAGATGAACGAGCAGCGGTGATCACCGGGGTCGGCGGCGCTACCTCGCAAGCGCCGAACGCCAAGAAGGCCGCAGCCCAGTACTCCATCATGTTCGATGACGCCGCACAGATGGGCCGCTGGTGGGACTTCGTCCGCTTCCTGCGCGCATCAACCGTCTACGAAGGCGACACGATCGCCGAGCGCCTGATGAACTTCATCGAAGCCCACGGAGAGTTCTGATGTCGACCCCGCCGTTTCGCCATCTACACGGCATCGCCAAATACGGCACCGACGAAGAACTACTCGCCAACCGTGACAACATCAGATGGATGGCCACATGGGCCGACGAAGTCCACAGCGAACTCCAGTCGATCTGGACGTGCGCCGAAGTCGCGATCGCTCCAACCAAGTGGAACAACGATGCCGACTGCGAAACCCGTGACGTCTCCATCCGCCTTCATCTCGCCGACGGCGAAATCGAAACCCTCCTCAGCCTTCTCTCCTGCAAGGAATCCCAATGACCACGTTCAGCGACTACCAGAACCGCGCCCTCACCACCGCCGTCTACCCGACCGACGATATGAAGGGCATCTACTACACCGGCCTCGGCCTCGTAAACGAAGCCGGTGAAGTCGCCGGAAAGATCAAGAAGATGATCCGCGACGACGGCGGCACGTTCACAACCGAACGCCGTGAAGCCATCGCCGCAGAGATCGGCGACGTCCTGTGGTACTGCGCAGCCCTCGCCCACGAGATGGGCCTGTCGCTCGACGACATCGCCAACGCCAACCTCGCCAAGTTGGGAGACCGCGCAGCCCGCGGCGCCATCAAAGGTGACGGAGACAACCGGTGACCCTCGATCCGGCCAAAACGGCAAAGAAGGTCGAAGAAGTCATCGCTTCAGGTGCCGCCGTCGGCTACGCATGCAAGGCGCACATCGACCCGGCGAACCCCTACAGCGGCCTCTCGTACGTCGCGTCCGAGGTCGTGTATCACGCTGCGGGTGGCATCAAGTCGGGATTGAAAGTCATGTACATGCACACTGGGGAACGTGAAATTCACTGTTTCCTTGTTGATGCAAAGGGCGCTACGATCGACCCGACTGCGAAGCAGTATCCTCGCAAGGTCGACTACAGCAGCGCCTTTCACGGGTCGTTCATGTCGACCGCCCCTAGCCGTCGCGCCGTCGCTCTTGCCGATGCCGTCGGCATCACTATCTAGAGGACTGCAATGACCCGGCAACGAATGTTTCTCGACATGTCCTGCGTGGATGCTGCCCGAGCGCGCATCCGCCACGTGTACGACACGTTCGACACCGTGTGCGTCCAGTTCTCTGGCGGCAAGGATTCCACCGCCATCCTCTACCTCGCGAAAGAGGTCCACGAAGAACGTGGCCTCGGTCCGGTCAAAGTGATCTTCCGCGACGAAGAAATGGTGTCGCCCGCCGTCGTCCGGTTCGTCGAACAGGTCCGCTCCTACGACTGGGTCGACATGGAGTGGTATGCCCTGCCCGTCGGACAGGAGTGCTGGGTGCTCGGACAGCGCGAGTACGTCCTGTTGTGGTCGGGGATGCGTCGCGACCAAGGCCGTCTGCTGCGCCCGATGCCCGAATGGGCGATCACCGCCAAGCACTTCGGCCTGTCCGAGTACGAGGCCATCCCCGAGTCCATCGACTACTACACGATGCAGGGCAAGAAGGGTCGCACCTGTTTCCTCACCGGGGTGCGCGCCAACGAGTCGATGGTGCGGTTCCGGTCCGTGGTCAACAAACTCCACGAGAACTACATCACCAAGCCGTTCAAGATGCCCAAGTCCATCCCGTTGATGTTCGGCAAACCGATCTACGACTGGCTCGAGGCCGACGTCGCCAAGTTCCTCCACGAGGAACACGGCACCCACTGGTGCGAGTACTACGACCTCGCCTCCATGGTCGGCGGCGTGCAACGCGTCGGCATCCCCCTGCACTCGGTCAGCATCCGCCGGTTGCGCGACTANGTCGCCGCCGAACCCGAATGGTTCGACGACCTGTACCGGGCGTTCCCCCAGATCG